ATTAAAAAAGAGAGAAATACTTTATACAAAGTAGTTATAAATGGTAAAAATAATTATTATTGTAGTGAGCAAGATTATATTAAAATGCAAGAAGAAAAGGAAAGTAAAATAATAGTTTTTAATATGATAAATGATATTTTCGGATATAAAGTAATAAATACTGCTATATTTAAAGAATTAAGTGAAATATCTAATATTCATACTTATAATAAAATTAGTTCTTATATACAAGATAATAAATCACAATTAGAAAAATTTATGAAAAAAGATTTTGACACTGAATATGGCAAGATAAGATATTTTTCTACTATATTAAAAAATAATCTTGTTGATTATAAAATTCCTAAGAAAGAAAAAGACAAAGAAATAAATGTAGAAATAATTAGTGTTAAATATACTTCTAAAAATAGAAAAAAGAATCTTAATGAATATTTGGATGAATTTGAGGTGGTTAATTGAAAGATTTTATTAGTGGCTCAGAAAAATATCTTAAAGAATTATTACAAGGAAGGAAATCAGTAGAAGGTAATGTTATTGCTTGTATTTATAAAGATTTATTATTATTAGATGAAACAAAATTAGAAGTAAAAGATTTCTTATCTATTGACGGACGTTTTTATTTTGCATTAGCAAAAAATATTAGAGATAAGGGTTTTAATTCAATTGATGAAATTACTGTATTGTCTAGTATCTCTGAAAAAATTGAATTAGGTTTTCAAGATAGAGGTGGATGGAATTCAATTCAAAATCTCATAAATATTATTAATGAAAAAAATTGGGATACATATTTAGATATTCTGTATAGAGAAAATATTTTATTAAATCTTCATGAAAATGGTTTTAATTTATTAAAATTAATTGAAGAAAATGGCAAAAAAATTATACCAATTGAATTATTTAGAAAAATGGACAGTGAAAGTGTATTAGAATATTATGAAAATAAATTATCATCTTTTGCTACAGGTAATAGTAGTAAAATTTTAGAAGAAGGAGATTTAGAGATAAGTGACCAATTCATTAATGATCTACAAGAAGGTTTAGAAAGTGGAGTACCTTTTGATATATGTGGAAAAGACATTAATGAAAATGACGTAACTTGTTTCCCTTATACTTCTAATCAAATTGGTGGATTTTTAGATGGAACATTAAATATGTTAGGTGGTTTCTCTTCAAGTGGGAAGTCCACAATGTGGATTACAATATTAATGGGATTAGTTAATTACGAAAGAAAGATAATAATTATTACAAATGAACAAAAAAGTTCTGTTTTTAAAATACAATTAATAACTTGGTTACTTGCTAAAAAATTTAAATATTATAAAGTTACTAAAAAGAAAATAAAAAATAAAGATGAGTTAACAGATCAAGATAAAGAATACATAAAAAAAGCACAAAAATTATGGAATGAAGAATATAAAAAATATTTTAAATTTATTCAAATTGCTGATGCAGATATAAATTTAGTAAAGAAAAAAATACGTCAATATGCTTTAAGTTATGGATTTGATACATTTTTATATGATACATTCAAAGCAGAAATTAGTTATGACAGAGGAGATAATAATTGGTTAAATTTAATTAAAGATTCTAGAGAATTAGATAAGGTTGCAAAAAAATATAATTTAATAGGATTGGCAAGTGTCCAATTAGCACAATCATTATTTGGAACATTATTTTTAGATGCATCTGTTTTATCACAATCAAAACAAATAAAAGAAATACTTGAAACATTATTATTAATAAGACCTGTATTTTCAGATGAATTAGATAAAGAAAATAAAAGGTTTTATTGTAGACCATTTAGAAGAAAATTAATTGATGGAAAATGGTGCGAAGAAGAATATGTTGTTGATGAAACTGGTGTATATAGAATGTTATTTTTTGAAAAGAATAGGAATGGAGAAAATTCAAGTGATACAGGAGTTGCTATGTTATTAAAATTTAATGGTAATACAGGTGTATTTTCTGAATCTGCATATTGCAGACCGAAACATGGTAAGATTGGAATATAATTTATAAGAATGGAGCGAATAATTTGTGATAAATGAAATCAAACAAAAACTCATTAATAATCCTATACATATTAATAATATATTAGAATATTATGAGTTTTATAATATTGATGTCAAATCACAAGAAATTCGTTGTGGTATTGCGGAAGATACTAATAAAACATCAATAAGAATTAAATTACATAATAATGATTATTTATATGTTTCTGATTATGGCAGAGGAATAAATTGCGATTTTATTAGTTTTATTATAAAAAGCAAGAATATCAAATTTAAAGATGTTATTAACATAATAAAAAAAGAAATAGGAATGGATAATTTTTATCATATTAAAAAAGTAACACCAATATTTGGTGGGTTTTATGATAAGATTAAAATTAAAAAATCATCAATTATAGAATTAAAATATTATGATGAAGATATTTTAACACCATACATAAATAAATTTAATGTAAAGTTTATGAAAGACGGAATATCTATTGATACACAAAAAAAATTTAATATAGGATTTGATATATCAACACAAAGAATTACATGTCCTTGGTGGAGTTTTGACGGAAGATTGGTTGGAATTACAGGGAGATATAATGGTGATTATGAAGAAGATAATACATTAAAATGGTTTCCAATTATACCTCATCCTAAATCACAAACATTATATGGATATACTGAAAATTATCAACATTTACAAGGATGTGATGAATTATATATTGGTGAATCAGAAAAGTTTTCTTTACAATTAGATACAATGGGAATATATACAGGAATAGCATTAGGAGGAAATTCAATTCATACTCCACAAATTATAAATATAATTAATCTTAACCCAAAATCAGTGTTTTTTTGTTATGACGAAGGATTAGATGAAGATATTATTGTGATACAGGTTAAAAAGTTTAAAACAATGATTAAATTCTTTGATATTAAAATAGGATATATAATAGATAGAGAAAATAAAATTCTTAAAAATGGTTCAAAAATGAGTCCAACTGATTTAGGTAAAAATAGTTTTATAGAATTAAAAAATAAATATGTCGAATGGATGTGACTTTTTGGGTAAAAAATGGAATGTATTAGAACCTAAAGAAATTTATGATACATATGATTCAATTACTAATAAAATATTAAAAATAAGAGGAATACAAGATAAGAATAAATTTTTAGAACCAAAAGAAGAAGATATTAATAGTCCTTGGGAATTATCTAATATGAAAGAAGCAGTAGAAATAATTATAAATGCAATAGAAAATAAATTAAAAATAGGAGTATACGGAGATATAGATACTGATGGAGTAACATCATTAGTATTTATGTATAAGTATTTAAAAAATTATAATATTGAACCACAAATATTATATCATCAAAGAAAATATGGTCATGGTATAAAAGTAAATAATATACCAAAGGATTTAGATTTATTAATTGTAGTTGACAGTAGCAGTAATTCAGTTAATGAATGTTTAGAATTAAAAGAAAATATGAATATAATAATTTTAGACCATCACCATTTTGAAAGAGACAATCCACATGCAATAATAGTTAATCCTCAATATAATAATTACAGTAATAAATATTTAAGTGGAGTTGGAGTAGTATATCAAACTTGTAAAGCAATTGATGAAATTACAATGAATTTTTATGCTGAAGATTATATTGATATTTGTGCAGTAGGTTTAATTGGTGATATGATGAATGTAACACAACCAGAAACAAGATATTTAATTCAAAAGGGATTATTAAAAATACATAACAATTGTAATCCATCTTTGCTTACAATACTTAAATATCTAAAGAAAGAATATAAACCAAATGCTACAACAATTGCATTCTATTTAGTCCCATTTATAAATTCAATTATTAGACTTGGAAAAATTGAAGATATAATAAATATTTTAATCACAGAAGATATTAAGAAGTTAAAAGAAATGATTAAATTATGTGGTGGAATGAATGATAAAAGAAAATTATTGCAAAGTGACATTGTAGAACAAATAGATAAAATTATTG